CAGTCGATTTTTTGCGCGGACAGGTTAACACTTTCAGGAATTTCAGATGAAACCCGGCCCCCGCGGGCATGCGCCAGAACGCCAGGCCGCCGCCGGCGAGACTAGGCCCAGCCGCAAAGTCGTGGCGCTCTATGGCACCGCAGCCGATCGTCCAGACCCAGAAAATATCCCGGCGCCGAAGGGCATGACCCCGGCCGGCCGCAAAATCTGGGCTGAGAAAATCGCCACCTATCGCAAGCGCGGCCAGAAGGTCGACGGCTTTCAGGACGCCCTTCGCCACTACTGCGAACTTGAGGCCCGGCTCAATGCGGCGTGGAAAGAACGCGACGGCCCGCCGATGGCAATGATCACGGCCTATCGCGCGCTGGCCAATGAGTTCTACGACACGCCGGCATCGCAGCGCGTCCCGGCTGGTGCGAAGAAACAGGACAACCCATTTGCCCGAAACGGAAAGCCCGCCGCCAGCGCGTGATTACGTCGCCATAGCCACGGCATTTGCCAAGGAAGCAGCCGCCGACAAGGGCGGAAAGAAGCATTGCAAGTGGATCAGGTTGGCGGCAAAGCGGCACCTCGCCGACCTGGCCCGCAAGGATTTTGCATTCCGGTTCAGTGACTGGCATGCGACGGATATCTGCGATTTCATCGAGAAGCTGCCACACGTCGCCGGCAATTGGACCACGGCGAACATCACGCTGGAGCCGCCGCAAATCTTCTGCCTGGCTGTCATCTTCGGATGGCGCCGCAAGGATAATGGCCTTCGCCGCTTCACCTCGGTCTACATCGAGATGGCCCGCAAGGGCGCCAAGTCGACGCTCACTGCGGGCGTCGCCCTCTACTGCCTCTGCTGCGAAAACGAAGTCGGCCCCGAGATTGTCATCGGCGCCACGACCGGCGAGCAGGCCGGCAAAGTGTTCCAGCCGGCAAAGCGAATGGTCGAACGGACCCCGGCCCTGGCCGATGCCTTCGACCTCAAGGCCCTGGCGCGGTCGATCGTCTGCGAACAGAACGGCGGATTTATCCAGCCCATCAACGCCAAGGGCAAGACGCAGGACGGGTGGAACCCGCATCTCGGCATCCTCGATGAGCTCCACGCCCACAAGGACCGCTCGCTTTACGACGTCATCAAGTCGGCGTTCGGCTCAAGATCCAACCCGCTGCTCTGGGTCATCACGACCGCCGGCTATGATACCGGCGGCGTCTGCTACGAGCAGCGGACGCTGCTGACGAAAGTCCTCGAAGGCGTCGTCACAGCCGATCATATGTTCGGCGCGATCTTCACCGTCGACGATGGCGACGATCCGTTCGACCCGAAGGTGTGGGTCAAAGCCAACCCGATGCTGGGGGTCACCCCCAAGCTAGAGGACATGAAATCTTACGCCATCGAGGCGAAGGCCAGCCCGGCCAGTCAGGGCGAGTTCAAGACGAAGCGCCTCAACCTCTGGCTCAACGCTGCAAACCAGTGGCTCAACATGGCGCAGTGGATGGCCTGTAGTGATCCCTCGCTGGACTGGAAGGACTTCGAAGGGCTCGACTGCTGGGTCGGTGCCGATCTTGCCGACAAGGACGACATCACCGCCGCGGTGCTGGCCGCATTCGACAATGACGGCCGCCTGATCTGGAAGCCGAAATTCTGGCTCCCGGAGGCGGTGCTGAAGTCGCCAGCCCATAGCCAAGGCACGGGTGCCGCCCCCTATCGCGCCTGGCACGACAAGAGGTTGTTAACACTGACCCCTGGGGATTGGGTCGATCACGGCGAGGTCGAGAAGGTCATCCGCGATTGGTTCGACCGATTTGCCGTGCGGCATGCGACCTTCGACCAGTTCGCCGCGGCGCAAAAGATGGCGGTCGATCTCAACAACGACCTCGGCTCAACGGATCGGCCAGTGGCAAGTGTGCTGCAGAAGAACGCCGCCAACGTCACCGACCCGGCCAAGGAACTTGAGAAGCGCATCAAGGTCGGCCCTGCCAAGGTCCGGCACGATGGCAACGAGGTCATGAACTGGATGGCGTCGAACGTGGTCATCGTCCAGCGTCGTGACGAGACAATATTGCCGATCAAGGAATCCAAGGATAGCGCCAACAAGATCGACGGCATCGACGCGCTGATCAATGCGATCGCCCCGGCCATGGCGGCTGGTGAGAGTTCCGCCCCGATATCTCCCTGGGATGATCCCAACTTTTCGCTGGTGAACTGATGAAAATCTTCGGCTTCGATATCCGCAGGGAGCAGCGGGCGTCGCCGGAGAACGCCACAATTCCGGTCAGCGCCAAGAACTTCCTGGAATTCTTCGGGCTGAACTCAACATCCCTGCCGACCGTGTCGATCGAAAGCGCGCTGACCGTCCCGGCTGTCGAGGCCGCGGTTGCCTTTCTCTCCCGCACCCTGGCGGCACTTCCGCTGCATCCCTACCGGCGATCGGCCGATGGGCCCGTCCGACTGACTGGCAAGATTGCCGTCGTCATCCACGAGAACCCGAACCCGCTCATGGATGCCTTCAAGTTCCGCCAATATTTCTGGCAGCAGGTGTTCACTGGAGGCCGCGGCCTCGCCTGGATCGAGCGCGCCGGCTCGAACGTCGAGGCGATCTGGCCAATGGACCCGGCCAAGAGCTCGGTAAAGCGCACCGGCCAGACGGTCGTTTACAAATTCGAGGACAAGGAATATCCGGCGACCGATGTGATCGACATCCCCTTCATGCTCAAGGGCGATCTTGTCTCGCATTACGGCCCGATCGTCATGGCGGCCAAGGCCATCCAGCTTGCCATCGCCATGAATGACTACGCCTCGGCCTTCTTTGCCGGCGGCGGCGTTCCGCCCCTGGCGCTGGTAGGGCCGCTGCCGGAAGGCCCTGCTGCTCTCAACCGGGCGATGGAACAGGTGCACCGCGTGATCGATGTGGCGCGCAAGAGCAACAAGCCGATCTTTCCCATGCCACCCGGCCATGAATTGAAGCCCATCGGCTTTGACCCCGAGAAGGGGCAGATGACGGATGCGCGCCGCTTCCAGATTGAAGAGATCGCCCGCGTCTACCAATTGCCGCCGGTGTTCCTGCAGGATCTCAGCCGGGCAACTTTCAGCAACGCGGAACAGCAGGATCTCCACCTCGTCAAGCACCTGATCGGCCAATGGGCGGCGGCGCTTGAGGGAGAGATGAACCTCAAAATCTTCGGGCGCATGAACAACGCCCGCTATGTCGAGCACAATCTCGACGGCCTTCTGCGCGGCGACTTCAAGAGCCGCATAGATGGTATCACCAAGGGCATCCAGACTGCGCTCTTGACCCCGAACGAGGGCCGCGCGCTGGAAAACCGGCCGCGCCACAAGAACCCGGCCGCCGACGAATTGTTGGTCCAGGGCGCCACCGTGCCGCTCGGAACCGAGCAGACGCCACCCGAACCGCCCCAGCCGCCCCAGCAGACAGGCGAAAGCAACGGAGATGAGAATGACGAAGCCTAACGCGGAGAAGCGTTCGCTGGCGCGCCCGGTCGAACATCGCGCCGCCGAAGATGGCAAGGTGACCGTCGCCGGCTATGCGGCTGTGTTCGGCGAAGAGGCTGACATCGGCGGATACTTCCGCGAAGTCATCGCCAAGGGCGCCTTCACAAATGCACTGCGGACCGCCGACGTGCGGGCATATTTCGATCACGATAGCGGCCGAGTTCTAGGTCGTAGCACCGCAGGCACTCTGCGCCTGAAGGAAGATGCGAAGGGATTGGCGGTCGAGATTGACCTCCCCGACACGACCGACGGCCGTGACGTCAAGGCGCTGATCGAGCGCGGCGACATCAACGGCATGTCTTTCGGCTTCATGGTCACGAAGCAGGAATGGGACGAGACCGTAGACCCGCCCCTGCGCACTGTACTCGAGGTCGAGTTGTTCGAGGTCTCGATCGTCTCAACCCCGGCCTATGACGGCACATCAATCGCGATGCGCTCACTTGAGGATTCCCGCAAGGAGGCCCTCGAACTGAAGCGCCAGAACTTCAACGCTGCGGCCAAGCGCCGAGAGCTGAAGATGAACCTCGACCTCCGCACCCGCGGGGCCGGGAGTAAAGCCTAGGCGACCCGCCAAAGCCCAATCGAACCAAGCCGCCTTCGGGCGGCTTTTTTCATGCTCAAATCCAGGAGATAAACATGAGCAAGATTGCAGAACTGCGGGAGCGCCAGCAGAAGCTCGTCGCCGAAGCCCGCGAACGTCTCGACCAGATCACCAGCGAGACCGACGAAGGTCGCGCGAAGGAACTGGAAACGCAGCACGACGCCGCGATGGCTGAGTACGACAAGCTCGAAAAGGTCATCGAGCGCGAAACCAAGCTCGAAGCGCTGGAGAAGCGCGCCGCCGAGCGCCGTGCCGAACAGCGCCCGATCTCCGGCAGCGACGCTGAAGCGCGCGGCCAGGACGAAGGCAAGAAGTTGGAATATCGTCAGGTGTTTCACAGCTTCCTCGCCAAGGGCGGCAGCCTCGAGGAACTGAGCCAGGAAGAGCGCAATATCCTCAAGGCGGGGGTCATTCCCGCTGCCGAGCATCGCGCGCAAACGACCTCGAACACCGCTGGCGGCTATACCGTGCCGACCGAGCTCGCCAACATCCTCGTCAAGTCGATGAAGATGTGGGGCCCGATGTACGACGAGGACATCTGCACAGTCTTCAACACCTCCTCGGGCAACCCGATCCCGCTGCCGACCGTGGATGACACGGCCGTCACGGCTGGCGCGCATTCGGAGGGCGTCGCCCTTACCGACGACGGCGGCAAGGATGTGACCTTCGGCCAGAAGAACCTCAACGCCTATGTCTACGATACCGAGTTCGTTCGCTTCTCGATGGAGCTGGCGCAGGATTCCATCTTCAACATGGAAAACCTGCTCGGCAACCTGCTGGGCGAACGCCTCGGCCGTATCGCCAACCAGCAGTTGACGACCGGCGACGGCACCGACGATCCGAACGGCGTGGTCACGGCATCGAGCCTCGGCAAGACCGCCGCGGCCCAGGCGGCGATCACCTCGGACGAAATCATCGATCTGGTCCACTCGGTTGACCCGGCCTATCGCCAGTCGCCGAAGGTCCGCTTCATGATGAATGACCTGACGCTTGCCGCTATTCGCAAGCTGAAGGACGGCGAGGGTCGTTACATCTGGTCGAGCGGCGATGTGCAGAAGGGCGTCCCCGGCACGCTCTACGGTTACATCTATTCGATCAACCAGGCGATGGCGAGCATCGCCACCGGCAACAAGACGGTGCTGTTCGGCGACTTCGGCAAGTACTACGTCCGCAAGGTCGGCGCCCCGGCGATCGGTGTCCTTCGCGAGCGTTTCTGGCCGGATCTCGGCATCGCTGGCCTCGTCCGTCTCGACGGCGAGCTCGGCGACACCGCGGCCGTGAAGCACCTCATCCAGGCCTGATCGTTCTCTCCAGCCTGACGGGCGGGGCTTCGGTCCCGCCCGGCCTTCCCCTCAACTCCGAAGCGCAATGCGCTAGAGGCCAGCGGCCTCGCAGCAAAGGAGACTTGTTATGGCCGACGCCACCTATCAGCCCAAGGTCTACCGCCGCCAAGGCGGGGATGAAATCGTTGTCGCCTCCGGCGGAAAGATCACCCTGGAAGCCGGTGGCAAGATCGCATCCGCTGACGGCAGCACGCTCGTCGATCTGAAAAACTATCAGGTCAAGCAGGTTGCCGACCTCTCTGCCGAGGCGACCTACTACATGACCGCGCGCTATGCCGGCAAGATCACGAAGGTTTCGACCATCATCGACGGGGCCGTGTCGACCGCCGATATCACGGTGACCCCTTCGATCAATGGCGTTGCCGTCACCAATGGCGCCGTCACCATCGCCACCGCCGCTTCCGGTGCCGGCGATCAGGACAGCGCCACCCCGACCGCCGCGAACACCGTGGCGATCGGCGACAAGATCAGCTTCGTCGTGACCGGCGGCGGTGCCGGCGGCTCGCCGCGTGGCGAAGTCGTCTTCGAAATCACTGGCCAGTAAGCCGGATGTTAATTCGCATGAAGGTCGGGCTTTCGGGCCCGGCCTATCACCTCGAGCCGGGAGACGAGCGCGATTTTCCGACCGATGAAGCCATCCGGCTGATCAAAGCGGACTATGCCGAGGCGGTGGCGGGCCAAGAGATCGAACTGGCAATCAAGCCTCCGACCATGGAAAGACGGCGGGGCAGGGGTCGCAGCAAGGAGTGAGCCCTGCTCAAATCTGCCCACGCCTCTGGCCGGGCAGCACCATCACCATCCTCGCATCCGGCCCCTCGCTCACCGACGCGGATGTTGCGGAAGTCCACCGGCACCAAGCCACCGGCAAGATCGTCACCATCGCCATCAATACCACCGTCCGCAAGGCGCCTTGGGCGGACGTCCTCTATGCCTGCGACCTCAAGTGGTGGCGAAACAACCCGGAAGCCATCAAGTTTCCAGGCCTGAAATTCGGTCTCCGCGAGGCTGGATCCGCTGACGCCATCGCTGGGGTCCGGTTCCTGCAATACCGCGAACCACGCATCGTCGGCCTCGAACGCGACCCAAGCTATCTCGCGACCGGGGCCAATAGTGGCTACCAGGCCATAAACCTTGCCGCCCACCTCGGTGCCGCGCGGATCCTGCTGCTGGGCTTCGATTGTGGCACCGATGAAGCCGGAAACCGACACTGGCACGGCGACCATCCGGCACCGCTCATGAACCCGGATGAAAGCCTGTTCCAAAAATGGCGCGCCGCCTTCGACACGCTGCCGCCGGCGCTGGCCGGTGTCGGCGTCGAGGTCGTGAACTGCAGCCGCTCAACCACCATCACCGCATTTCAACGCAGTGATATCTCAACCGCACTTCGGAGCATCTGACCATGGCAACTGAAATCCTGGCGATCGGCACGACCGCTGCGACATCGTCCGACGTCGTGGTTGTCGCTGGCACGCCGAAAACGGTGTTTCTCAAAGATGCCGCCGGCCCATCAATCCCGGCAGATGCAGTGATGCTCATCCAGGTTAAGGACGATGCCGGGGCCTATTTCGACATCGGGCGGCTCGGTGGTGGTGGCCCGATTGCCGTGATGCTTGAGGCCCCAGGCACCTATCGCCTGTCGCGCCCGGCATCATCCGCGTCGTGCGGTGCCTGCAGTGCCTAACGTCATCGGCGCCGTCCTGGCGCGCCCGATCCGACCGGCTCTGCGGCCCGTCGCCACTTTCCCGGGCTCTGCAATCGTCACGCCGCCTGTCAGCGATGACACCCCCGCCAACGCCCTAACCGACGCATCCGGCAACTACCTCACCGACGCCGACGACAACTATCTGATCTGGAGCGAGTGACATGGCGAATAAAGTCAGCAGGGCTGGGGAATATCTTAATCTGGCTGGGGTTGACATCGGCGCCATCCTGAATCTCTCGGGCGATCAAGTTATTCGCAGCCTCTTTGCTTATGACGGAACGGCAGTGCAGGTCTCTTTTGCAAACATGACGGCTCTGGAAGAGGCCTATTTGTCGAATGCGCCCGTGACATCAATCAGCATCGCAGGGGCGACGTCTCTTGCGACGCTTGACTGCAACGGCTGCGCTCTGCCGGAGGATCAAGTAGACGCGGTTCTTGCCGCGCTGGATACAATGGGAGTTGAGGCTGGTGAAGTCGACCTATCCGGCGGCACCAACGCCATCCCCTCCGCTGCCGGCCTGACCTCGAAGTCCAATCTCGAAGGCAAGGGCTGGACGGTGACGGTGAACAGCTAGTGACCCTCACCACCCTCTCCGGCCGCGCGCCGTCACAGCGCGGCGACGAATTGCTGCCCTTTATCGATCTTCTGGGCACCCGCAATGTCCGCAGTTATCTCGAGGTCGGCGCCCGGCATGGCGACACCCTCCATACCATCATGCAATCGCTGCCCAATGGTTCCGTCGGGGTTGCCGTCGACCTTCCAGGTGCCGCATGGGGCAGGGATGAGAGCCGGCAGCAACTGATCCGCGCCGCGGCTGATCTTCGGGCCAAGGGCTACCGGATCACCACCATATTCGGCGACAGCCGGGCCGCCGACATCATCGCGCGCGCGGCAGAACAAGGCCCATTCGATGCCATCCTGATCGATGGCGATCATCGCTATGAAGGCGTTTCGGCCGATTGGAAAAACTACGGCCCTATGAGCAACATCGTCGCCTTCCACGACATCGCGGGCGGCGGCAGGACTGGCAAGAGCGCTGCCGGCCCGGACGGTTCCCGCACCGAGGTAGTTGTCGAAGTGCCGCGCCTCTGGTCCGAACTCACGGCCGCGCACGCCTCTGCCGAGATCATCAAATTCGTCGGTCCCGGCTCGAAAATGGGCATCGGCGTCATCTGCAAATGAAAGCCGCCATCGTCGCGCGACCAGGGGCCGATATTTCTGGGTTCCTGTCCGCGATCTCGACCGGGCTTGAGAGGAACGGTGTCGGCGTTACCGTAACCGACAACGAACTCGATGCGCGCGACCACGATTTCGCGGTCTGCTGGGGCTGGCGCAGGGGTCGCGCGCTGAAGCAATCGGGCCATCACGTGCTGGTCGTCGAACGCGGATATCTGGGCGACCGGTTCCATTGGACCTCGCTGGCTTGGGATGGCCTGAACGGTCGCGGCCGGTTCTGCCTCGATGAAATTCCGCCGCTCGATCCCGCAAGGCGCGCGATCATGGTGGATACGCTGAAGCCCTGGCGCGGCGGCGTCGGTAAAAACATCGTCATCATGGGGCAGGTTCCCGGCGACGAAAGCCTTCAGGGCCGCGACCTCGGGCCATGGTATCTGGCGCAGGCGCGCGCGGCATCGGATCGGTTCCATCTGCCGGTTGTTTTGCGGCCTCACCCAATCGCGGTGCAGCGCAGGCTGCACACTCCGAGCGGGGTTCCTGAAATCGCGGCATCACTCGACGCCACGCTGCAACAGGCGGCGGCAGTCATCACTTTCAACAGCAACTCCGGCGTCGATGCCTTGATGGCCGGCGTCCCGACCGTGGCGACCGATCCAGGCTCGATGGCTTGGGGAATCGCCGCGCCGTCTATCGACGCCATCCGCCTGCCGGCACCGGAACCTGACGGCCGCACGGCATGGGCCGCACGCCTCGCGTGGTGCCAGTGGTTGCCGGAAGAACTCGCCGCCGGTGGGTGGTGGCAACGGATGCAGACCGCCCTTCATTAAGGAAGCCAATTCATGGCCCTGGTCCTCTACACCGCGCCGATTGCGGAACCGATCAGCTTGACCGAAACAAAGGCGCATCTCCGCGTCGACAACACCGATGAGGACACGCTGATCACCGGCCTCATTGCCGCCGCCACTGCGTTCCTGGACGGTAAGGACGGCATGCTCGGGCGCTGTCTCGTGCCCCAGACCTGGGACTATTACCTCGACGCCTTCCCCGCCGACGGCATCATGGTCCCGTTGGCGCCGCTTCTCAGCATCACGAGCATCACCTACACCGACGCGGCCGGCGATACTCAGACGGTTTCAGCCGCCGATTATGACGTCGATACTGCATCGGAACCCGGCCGGATCGTGCCGGGCGATGCCGGGTGGCCGTCGACCCTCGACGTGGTGAATGCCGTCAAGATCCGGTTTCGCGCCGGATACGAAGGCGATGAGGATGCCAGCCCGGCAGGTGCCACCGGCGTCCCTGCCGCCATCAAGCTCGCCATGAAACAGATGATCGGGCACTGGTTCAATGCCCGGGAATCCGTGGCGCTTGGCGTCTCCGTGGCAGATGTTCCGCAGACCGCCAACATGCTGCTGACGCCCTATCGCATGCACTGGTGCGCCTGATGCGCGCCGGGCAACTTGATCGCAGGCTGTCATTCCTGACGGTCACCGAGACGCAGGACGCCAGCGGCGGACCCGTCGAATCCGTGGCGGTTTCGTTCACTGTCTGGGCCAAGAAAGCCGACCTTGCCGCACGGGAATTCATCGCAGCGGCACAGACGAATGCTGAGATCACCACGAAATTCCTGATCAGGTTCCGCGCCGGGATCACCCCGCAGATGCGGTGCCGCTACAAGTCGACCGATTACGACATCGTCGGCGTCCAGGAAACCATGATCGGGCGTAACGACGGGCTGGAAATTCTGGCGAAGGCGAGGGTGTGATGAAACTGATCCTGAAGCGGATTCAAAATCAAGCCCACCAATTCGCGCTTCACACCGAAGATGGCCGGCGCCTCCCGCAGCAATACAGCACTTCGCTCGTGAGCAAGCCTGACGATGTGACGCGCCTGATCGTGGAATTCATCGTCGACAAGGGCGGTAATATCATCGTTGAGGATGGCGATGGCGCTTAAGTCGAGCCGCGTCGGCGGCTTTGCCGAAGCCAGCAAGCTTCTGAAGCAGCTTCCCGAGAAGATCGAGAAGAGGGTCGTTCAAGCCGCTGTCACCGCCGGGGCAAGAGAGATTCGCAAGGCCGTCAAGGCAGCGGCGCCGGTCGGCAAGGAACCGTCCGACGCATCGGCACAGTACGGTCGCCTGAAGCAGAATATCCGCGTCATCCGCCTGAAGCGGGTCCCGCGCGGATCCAAGGGCGCCAGGGTTTGGACCTTCCATGCGTTCTGGGGCTATTTCCTGGAATTCGGCACGAAGCGCCAGCCGGCCCGGCCGTGGTTTGAGCCGGCCGTGGCATCGGCGACATCGGCCGCACTCGACAAGATGAAATCGGCCCTGGTGAAGGGTATCGAGCGCGAGGCCAACAAACTCGCGAACCGGCTCGGCGTCAAGAAGTCACGATAGGAACAATCCGATATGGCAACGCTCGGCGAAGCGGTGGTGGCGCTGCTTACCGCCGGGTCACCCCCTGCCATCACGGCGCCACTTTTCGCCGGCCGCGCGCATCACAGCACAAGGGCGCCGTTCGTCATCTATCAGCAGCCGGGCCGCGACGGGTTCGCCGACACGCTCGACGGCGCCGGCTCGCTTGTCCAGAAAACGATCCAGATCGACAGCTACGCCACGACCTATCACGCCGCGCACGCGCTGGCTGACCAGATCAGGGCGACGCTCAACGGCTACCGCGGCACGGTTTCGGTTGGGGCTGCGTCGCCGCAAGCCACGATCCGCATCGCCGCTATTCGCTGCATCAACGAAATCGACATCGCGGAAGACCAGACCGACCCGAAGGAATTCCGGGTCCTGCAGGAATACCTCGTCACCTTCGCCGAAAGCTAAGGCGTCACCCGTCACCCGCCAACCACTGAGCCCACCCACAATCCAGCTTCAAGGAGCCTCTTGTCATGTCCGCAGCCCTCGAGACCCAAGGCACGAAACTCTACATCGGCAACAACGCCTCGCCGATCGTCTACACCCAGGTGAAGGAACTGGTCAGCTTCCAGGCCTTCGACGGGTCAGCCAACGAAATCGACACGACCTCACTGGATTCCACCGCCAAGGAATTCCTGATGGGCCTGCAGGATTTCGGGCAGTTCGCCGGCGAGTTCAACTGGCTGCCGGAAGATACCGGCCACATCGCGATGCGCGCCGCCAAGGCCGCCCGCACGATCACGCATTTCCGCCTCACCATGTCGGACACCTCAAAGTTCGAGTTCGATGGCTACGTGCTCTCAGCCCCGGTCAGCGGCGGCGTCGACGCCAAGATGGATGGCGGCTTCACCATCCGCATCACCGGTACCGTTACCTTCACCGCTGCCCCGTAATTCGAAGGGTTTCCCGCATGAACTCCGCGCATACCGGCGAGGTCGACGTCGATCTCGGCGGCGAAAAACTCACCATCGTGTTCACGCTTCGCGCCCGCTCCCAGATCAAAACCGCGTTCGGCGACAAGGCGACACTCTCCGCCCTGCTGTCTGGCGAAGATCCGGAAGCGTTCGCGAAGCTGCTGGCGATCGGCCTTGCCAAGCATCATCCCGGCATGACGGCGGATGTGCTGCTGGATATGTCGATCCCGCTGGAACCGACCCGCATGGCCGTGCTGCAGGCGCTGAACTACTCGATGTTCGGCCCCGGCGGCCCGCCCAAGGCCACCAAAAAGAAGGCCGACGCAGAGGAAAACCCTCAGTAGCCGAAGGCGATGAGATCGAGGCCTGGCTGAAACTCTGCCCGGTCATCGGTCTACAGCCTTCGGAGTTCTGGAGCCTCACGGTCTGGCAGCTGTCGGTCCTGGCTGGCGCGGCTTGGGATCGCGAACACCGCGCGCATCAACGCGCCGCTTGGTCCGCCTGGCACACCGCGGCACTCGGGCGCGCGAAGCGATTGCCGAAACTCAAAGAGTTCATGGACCCGTCGAAGCCGAAGAAGGGCATCGACGAAGGCGAGATCAAGGCCGCTTTCGGCGTGATCATCGAGAAGCAGAAAAGGGCGAAAGCCAGTGGCAAAGATCGCTAACCTCAGTGCCGATCTCGTTGCCAATACGGCAACCTTTGAGGCCGATCTGAAGCGTGCCGACCGGGCGCTGAACAGCAGCCAGGCCCAATGGAGCCGGTCGCTGGCCAAGGTCGACGCGCAGTTCGGCAGCCTTGGCGGCGCCGTGGGTGGCGTCACCTCCGGCATCTTCTCATTGAAGGGCGCTCTCGGTTCCCTGGCTGGGGCTGTGGGCATTTCCGCCATCACCACGATGGCCAAGGAAGCTTTTGACGCCGTCGGCGGCTTGGGCGAGCTCGCCAGCCAACTCGGCATCTCGACCGACACCCTGCAGTCGTTCAATTATGCCGCCACGCAGACCGGCCTCGGCGCCGAGCAGATGCAGGCCGCCATCGCGCGCCTCACCCGCACGGTCGGCGATGCGGCCAGCGGCTCGAAATCCGCGATCGAAAGCTTTGCCAACCTCGGCGTCAACATTCTGGACGCTGGCGGCAATGTTCGCAGCACCGATGACATCATTCGCGACGTGGCGGACAGCCTCGCCAACATCAAAGACCCAGCCGCGCGCGCCGCCGCTGCCGTCGACCTGTTCGGCAAGGCCGGGCAGAAGATGCTGCCTTTCCTCGAAAACGGCGCCGCCGGGATTGATGACCTCATCGGCAAGGCCAAGGAATTGGGCCTCGTTTTCGACAGCGAGACCATCGCGAATGCCGACGCCGTCGCCGACAGCATGGCGGCCTTGGGTCTGGTCCTCAAGACCGAGCTTTACAGCGCCATCCTGACGGTCGGCCCGGCACTCCTCGAATTCTTCAAGGATATCAGCGACGGCCTGCAGCGGTCGAAGCAGCAGATCGCCGACTTCAAGGCGTTCCTGGCGACCTTCGACTCCGATTCCCCGGCCAACCAGATCCAAGGCGCTCTTGACGAAATCGCGCAGAAAACGGCGCGGTTCAACCAGGATCAGGAGACTGGCTATAACCTCTACCCAGAGGAAGCCTATAACGCCGACATCAAGCGGCTGAACGATTTCATTGCCCAGGTAAAGGGCGAGGTCGCTGGCTCCGCCGTCGAGGCTGGTCGCCGCACTGGCGCCGGCACCGCCCTAATGTTCCCAAGTGCCGGGACATCGAACCCCAAGGCCACGGAAACCGGCACCACCAAGAAATCCCCAGCCGAGGTCCAGGCCGAGAAGCTCGCCAAAACGATCGCCGATCTGCAGCTTCAGGTCGATACCTTCGACATGGGCGAGGTCGATACCAAGATCGCGGAGGCGATGGCCGGCATCGATCAGTCTCTGCCCGGCACCAAGGAATCCGTCACCGCGATCAGCAGCCTCATTCAGCAGCTTGGGCTTCTGAAGCAGGCGCGCGATGCCGATGCCGCGGATGTTGCCGAATATGACCGCATCATCGCCGAGACGGACGCCGCCTGGCAGAAGCGGGTCGCCGATGGCAAGGCGATCATGGAATCTGTCCGGACGCCGGCTGAGGAATACGCTGCGACGCTTGAGACGATCAGGGTCGCCCTGGCCGCCGGCACGATCACCCAAGAGGATTTCAACCGGAAGCTCGACGAGGCTCAGGAAAAGCTCAAAGAAGCCGAGGGTACCGGCTTCGACTTTCGCGAAATGGCCGACGAAGCCGCTGGCGCTCTGGCCTCCGGCATCACCGACGCTGTATTCGAAGCCGACAACCTCAACGAGGCCTTGCTCGAGATCGTCAAGACGCTTGGCAAGATGGTCATGCAGAAATTGCTGCTGAAGGCCTTCGATGTCGGGCTCGACGCGATCTTCGGTGAATCCGCGACCGGCGGACCGGAAGGCGGCTTGACCCTGGTCGGCGAACGTGGCCCGGAGCTTCTCAACCTGCCGGCTGGGTCCTATGTCACACCGGCCATGTCAGCGCCCGGCATGATGGGCCAGCGGGTCGCCTCATCGAACATCGGCCCGGCCGGCGGCATCGTGGTCAACGCGCCGATCACGATCGAGGGCAGCGCGGGGACGCCAGCCCAGAATGAGGATCTGGCC